AAATCGGGATGCGTGAAAATTTCGCCAATCGCTTGTTTGCCGGCTTGTGAAAAGCCAAACTTTAAAATTTCTAATAAATACGGGAACGGCGCCATTACATTACGATTTACATAAACATCTTCTAAATCGCCATCATCGTTTTCTTCTTGAATTACTTCGTTGGTTAAAAAATTACCACCTTCATAATTATTTACAAAACCCAAGTAGCGATCATAATCATTACCGTCTGGTAATTCCGGATGATAAACCATCGGGAAGTTAAACCCGGTTTGTGGCCAAGCTTGTGAGATCGTAGTTTTAGCCAATTGTGTAAGATTCTGTGTGATAATTGTGGGCCAACCTAAATCTTTTAGAGGCGTTTCATAGATCGGTAAAATATCGCTGCCGTATCTTAAATTAAATTCGACCACCGTATTTTCATATTCTTCAACGTATAAAACGGCTTCAAAATGTCTGTTTTGAAGAAGAAGGCGACCTTCAATCTTTACTTGCTTATCGATCACATTATCTAATGTAACCAGATCGAGCTTTTCTTTTAACTCATCGTCAAGCTTTGCCGAAAAGGGCAACGAATAGCTTTGATGAATATTATCGGTAAACAAGGAGTTTTCTTCCTTTAAAGAAACTCCGTAAGCGCTAAGATCAAGTTGAAATAATTTAGTCTGAAATACAATCATCGGGTAGCAGCATCAAATTTTAAATCATACTCTTTTATAAATCTTCGGCTTTCAAAAGTTGAAATACCTCTAAAGTTTTTGATCACTTCATAACGTTGGTTACCAAGTTGGATCCAGATTTTCTTGGCACGAATAATACTTGCCAAGTGATTTACTTCTTCATCGGTATAAATTTCGCCTGTGTTGATCGAGAATGATCTTGGTTCTTTTACTTCGATGGTTTTGGTATATTCTTTACCATCTACCTGATAGGTAGTTTCATCATTACCATCGTCGAGACCTAACTCGATAGGACCGGTGCAATTAAAAACTTCGGGACAATCCCATTGGTTTAACCAAATGAGTTGCTGCGTAGGTAATTGCGAATCTTTTATAATTACTTCTGAAGTAATAATACCGCAGTTAATACTTACTTTGTCACCAATTGACAAGTCGTAATCTGCCAGATTTATAAAGGCTGTGTAAATATTTGTATTTTCTAAATTTACATTTACTAGATAGTTAACCCCATTAATAAGCACAACTGCATTTTGTAATGTATTAGCACTGTATAAAGAAAATGAAACGATAGCGTCTTTGGGTAAATATTGTTTTTTTGGCAAAAAACTCAATCGATAAAAATGATTTCCATTTGCTAGTGACCGCTCGATATCGTTAGTAGTAAAAAATTCTTCTAACGCTACATTCGGGTTTTTACCATTAATCCATTTTAAACCAAAATACTCCTCTAATAAAGTAGTAGATTGATTACCAATCACTTTATTATACACTTTTAAAACCATCGTGATCGGAATAATAGGTTTAAAAAAGTGAGTAAACAGCAAGGGTAGTTCTTGCGGTTTTAATAAGCTTTCGGTTTCTAAACCTATTACTGCAGATAATGCATTTTGATAGTATGGTATTTTCTTTTTGTACTGTTTTTGCCCGGCAGTAGCCTGTGTAACATAATCGAGAATTACTTCTGCATTTGGCGTGCCGTTGGTTAAATTTAATCGGTTACGGGCGTGCGCGAAGTAAAACCCGAAGTTTTCTAAGCCGGAAGAAGTTTCTTCAACAATAATTAATAATACATCGATGGTAAAGCTTACTGAGTTACCCGATAAGGTAATTTCTGCCGGATAACTGCCAACCTCTAAAGGTTGTGTGTTTGCGGTTGAAATTGTAAATGTTGAAGCTCCCGAAGCTAAATTGGATTCTGAAATCGTTAACCAAGCAACACTTGTTTCTATGGTTAAACTTTCGCTAGTATCGACCGTAATGGTTTGATTGCTTTGCGGAGCTTCGCCTTGAGCTTCTGAAAATAAAAGTTGCTCGGGAGTTACTGAAATATAATCTTCTTCGCTGCCGTCGCCTATAACCACTAAAACAACCGTACCTGTTTTGGTTGAATTACCATCATCTACAATAAAGTTAGCCGTGTAATTACCCGGTGCTAAACCTGAGGGATTTACGTTTAAACTAATCGTTTGACTTCCCGAGCCGTTGGTTTGGCTAAAACTTAACCACGATTGATTGGAAGCTATCGACCAGTTTTGACTCGTGGTAATTTGTAAATATTCTTGTGCCGGTGCTGCACTGCCAATAGTGTAATTAAAACTATAATTTTGAGGAGTAATCGAAAGTGGAGTTGCCTCGGTAACTTGTAATGTTACCTGAAGAGGTACCGATGTAAAATTGCCAAAAGGAAATACAGCCTGCTTTGACTTTATAACCACATTTTCTTGGTATAATCCAACCGCTAGATTATTCCCTTGGTTTTGATTAATTGAAAATCTATAATTGACAAACTGAACCATTCCACCGGCATACACATATTCATCTACTATTACATCAAGCCATTGTGGTTTTTGATGAACATATACACTTCCCGGTTCCATCGAAGAAGTAAAAGCAAAAAACATCTCTTCTTCCGGAAGGACACCCGAATATTTTTGATAGTTTAAGTAAAGGGTAGGATTAGGATTCCAACCCGCAACTGGATTGCTATAATCTGGCATAATTTACTTTATTTGAGTGCTTTCTTTTAATTTGTCGAGTTTCTTTTGTTGCTCCTGGCGTTTGAGTTCTTCTTCGGGACCAAAGTAAATTGGAGCTTCAAGCGGTTGATCTAGTTTTTGCATAAACGCTTGCATCATATCCATCATCATTTGGTTTGAAGAACTTGAGGCAGAACCAGATCCCGAACTTGAGTATTCGTTTGCCGTGTCGCCACCTGTAGCATATAGACCGAGTTTCTTTTTACGTTTGGTTTCCAGATAATCTAAAATCTGAGGAACTTCGGGGTCGCGTCTTACAATCTCCGGTACTACATATTCATTGGTATGTACCACTCCCGCCACTTCGTGACCAGACCCATCTTTATAACCCTGCCCGAATAGATCGGTATAACCACCACCACTAAAGCCTTGTATGGTTGCAGCACCAATTGATGCTAATTGAGTAGCAGCTGTAATTTTGGTAGCTAAAATATTCTTTGCGGTTGTAGCAGCAGCAATAGCATACATAGGGTTTGGTAATATAGTTCCAGGTATAGCAATTGGAACTGTCGCTAAATTAGCTTTTGCCGCTGCAATACCTTTTGCTGCTGAAGTTATTACTTCGCCGGCTGCTAGACCTTTTTCTAAAAGAAATAAGGCGTGATATATTCCGCTAGATTCATCAAAGAAGCCTTGTAATGAATTAATACCGCTTGCCAAGGCATTGCTTTTGGCTGCTTGCAAGTTTTCTTCCGCTGCAATTAATTCATCATAAAACTTTTTATTTTCTTTTGCACGCTCCTCGTTATATTTAGATTCAATATCTAAAAGCCGTTGTTTATGGTTTTGCTCCATTAACTCCAAAAGCTCTTCTTTTTCGGCTTTTGTGAGTTGCATTTGTTCTAATGCAGCTTCTTCTTTTTCTAAACGTTGCTCTTCTTCGAGCTCTTCCTTTTCCTGATCGGTTTCAGCTTTCGCTAATTCAAGTTCGTTTAAAAGTTCACGTTTGCGCTCTTCGAATGCTTGTAAGCGTTCAAGTTCTTTTTCTTCTTCTTCCTTTTTAGCTTCGTCGATTTTAATTTTGTATTCATCACGAATAGCTTGTCTTAATTCTTCACCGGCTCGAAGTGCTTCCGCTTTATCGAGTTCGCGTTGCATTTCTAGCTCTAGTTCTTTTACTCTAGAATTTGCTAATCGATCTTCTTTTTTACGGAGGTATTCTTCTTCTAAAGCTGCAATAGCATCAAGTCTTTTCTTTTCTGCTTCTAGGGCTTTTTGATCTACTTCTAAATTATTGGGATTATTTTTTTGGGCTTGCTTCTCTTTTTCCTTTTGGCGTTTTTGTTCTTCTTCTTTTTGTTTTGCAGCAGCTTCTTCAATTTTACGTTGTTGTTCGTCAAATTCTTTACCGAGTGCTTCCCAGTCTGCATCTGCGCCAATGGTAAATGCATCTTTTACATATTGAACCGATTGAAATACAAATCGTCTAAATGCGGTATCTGCATCGACTAAACCTTCTGCGATCGCATTTATAAACTGATAAAAATCTGCTTTTGCTTTTATCCAGGTAACTTCTAATTCATTTACAAAAGCATTATAACTGTCAGATTTTAAGGCATCATTTTGGGCTTCTTCTAATTCTCGATTTGCATCTGCAACATCTTTTAAATGTTGTTGTAATGGAGTAAGCGCATCGGCTTGATCCTTTAGTGCATCGTTAACGGCTTCAAAAATTACCAATGCACCACCGGCATCTTCTCCTGCACCTCTAAAAAGGTCGGCAGTAAGTTGTTGCGCTTGTTGTGAGTTTAAACCAATATTTTCTGCTTCTGTAGCAACTAAACCCAATGCATCTTTTACCGTAATAGATCCTGACTTTAAATCTTTGAAAAGTTTATCTGTAAATTGTTTACCGAAGGCATTTTCAAGTGCTTCTCGAGAAGCTGTAGTTTCTTCCATTACAGAAAGCGAAAACTCTTTAATTGCATCGGGAAGTTTATCGCTGTAAATACCTAAGTCGATACCTTCATTTACGATACGTTGAAAATCTTCGACCGTAAACCCTGCTTGTGCAAAAAGACGAGGATATTCTTTTAAGCTGTCTAAAAACTCACCATTCTGCGAACCACCTCGAACTAAGCCATCTTCAATACGATCAAAAGCTTCTTCGTAGGTAATGCCAAAAGCATTCACCAGATTTTTAGCAACGTTAAGCGTTTCTTTAAAATCGGTACCAAATGTATTTTCTATTGCAGTAGCTCTAATGCGAGCTTCGTCTAATGTATCACCACTTAGTTGAGTAATTTGTTGAGTTATTGCATTTGCTTCACGTGCAGCTTCATTGTATTTAACCCATTCTTTCGCAGCAAGCACAATACCGGTTAAACCAACCATTATTAAACCGAATGGAGTTTTTGCAAATTGCCAAGCTGCATTTGCAGCAGATTTAATACCTCCGGCTACACCGTGCATACCCTCACGAAAACCGACTAAATCGCCACTTTTAAGTGCAGAAAACATTTGGCTTACGTTACCGCCAAACTCATTAAGCGTGGCGTTATGGTCTTCTTGAGCTGCAATATTTTTTTTAGTATCGTTTAGAAGTTCACGCTGATTTTTTTTCATATCATCGTAAATCTTCTCGGTTTTGGCGAGTTCTTTATTGGCTCGGTGCCATTCTTCGGTACCTTCGGTTAAATTTTTGGTACGCGCACGTAGTGATCGCAGTTCTTTACCAACGCCGTTAAGTGTATTTTTTACTTCTTTACCATTAATTTTGATAAGAAGGTTGAATTGTGTATCTCTAATTGCCATTCTTATCGTTGCTTATATTAATGACTAAATTGCTAACTGTAACCTTGATTGCATTAGTTCTCGTTTCACCTAACGCTTTTATGAGGTAATCAAAAGCACCACTTTTTTGATAGATATCTTCAAAAATTTTATATGCAGGTAAATCAAACTCATGAGATTTTCTTTGAGTGGCGTTTTTATGATATCGCTCTGCTTTTAAAAAAACTGTTGTAGCACCTCTCACTCCTGAAAATCCATGATGAAGAATGTATCCGTGTCTTGAAGATTTTAAGTTTAAGCCTAGCAACCGGTAATCGCCCATTTTGGCTTTTACGGATAATCCTTCTAATAGAGGTTCTTCTGGCATACCAACTCCACGATCGTGAAGCCTTGCTTTCATTCGCTGCAATACATAATCCTGAGCCATTTTTGCAGCTTTGCGCCCAATGTAGCGTTCTTTATTGTAGATTTTTTGTTGCTCAGCGTTTCTGGCCATTGCTCAATTTTTTTTACCACCCCGACCTACGGTCACCCCTCCTAAAACAGGAGGGGATTTTTTAGGTTAGGCTAAATTGAGAAAGTTAGCAAGCGTAAAAAAGGACATCTTAATAACCACCCCGACCTGCGGTCACCCCTCCTAAAATTAGGAGGGGAAGTTTTAACAGACGGTATCGAGGTCGCTCCAATCTTCTGCTTTTACTTTTAGCGGCTCGTTGTCTTTAAACTCGCCAGAGAAACGATAGCCGTACAAATTTTCTGTAAAGACGGGACCAACTTTTACCCACTTTACGGAGGCAGCTTTAAATTTATTGTAAACAAGATGCTCAGGGTTTCGAGCATCTAATCGCATTCGAGAAACTATTTTTAAACCAATTCGCTCACATTCATCAAGCATTTGGTTTTGTTCCTGTGTATTTCCACGTTCGGGATTTTGGTAAATGGTAAACGCCCAGAAACGACCAATGACAGAATTTTGAATTGTACTTTCTGAAGCATCACCTTCGGGTGATTCTGTCGTCATACAAGGGAAAGTTATACCCGATCGAAAAGCCCCGAATAATTCATCTAGATCCATACGGAAGAATGAGTTTTCGTTAAAATCGATCAGGTTTTCGTTTAGGCTTTCAAAATAATCGACAATAGGTTTGTGGGTTAGAATTTCCATTATTTCTTTTGTTTTTCGATTTCGACTAATTCATTTTCATAAACGCTCAAGAACTCATTGATCGTTAGCTCTTCGGTTTCTCGTAATTTGGAAGGATCGAAGTTTACTTTGTGATGCAGCAGCTTACCAAATGGGGTGTAAGTAGGTTTTACCGGTTGGGTTTTTGGTTGCTCCGGATCTTGTGCAGCTTCGATTGGTTTTGGGAAAACGTGCGGATATAAACCAATAATGTAATTTCTTGAACCTTCGTAAGCGTAAGCAATCGCTAACTTTTGTCGGTAACTTAGTTTCGAGAAGTTTTTGAGCTCATTTTGCACGACGATTTTATGAAATGGCTTGCGCTGATCAATTTCACTATCGCTTCCTTTTTGGCGGTAAAGTGTTACACAAAGTAAATCGAGGTAGTTTTTGTTGCCGGTTTCTCGCCAGTGATAAAAAACTGAATCTGCAAATGAGAATTCTTTCATTTTTACATTCTGTAATCGAATGGCAGGAGGGAAGTAAGTCTCACCTTTTATCTTGAACGCTTTCGGGAATTGGTGGCGTTTATTTTCATTGAGTAAAAACTGAAGATGATCTAAATAGGTCGCCGGTGGTATTTGTCGCAATGCTATTCTTACTTTGAACCAACTGTTCTCGCGCAGTAAATTCTTGATGAAGTGTAAATAAAGCTTCTGGATGAATTTTGGTTGGGCTTGTTTTTCTTCGGGGAGTTTTCTAAAATATTCTAAACCTTCTGCAATGTGTTGCAATTGCTTTTCTGAAAGCTCGTTCCAAGATTTGGGAAGTTTGATATTTAATTTCATATTGCTAAATTGTAGCAATCGAAAAATTTAAAAAAGGACAGGAAGATGAGTAAAGACAAATGGACTTGTGAAGAAATACAAATTGCAACTTCGGTGTTGCTTGCTATAATAATAGGAATTTTTATGTTGTATCATTTTACATGAAGAAACCCACTTTCGTAAATAAAGACACTCAAGCGCTAAAAGAAACACTTCAAAAATTAGGAAAGCCACTAATTAAAGAAGCGCTCAAAGGTCGTGATTAAGATGCAACCCGCATCGATGCGGGTTGGTTAATTTTTAGGCAAGTTATTTGGTCGCCTACCAAGCTCAGTCATTGCTTTTTCAAATAACTGGTTAAGATCTGTTTCAGAATTTCTACTTTCAAAAAAGATATTCAATTCCAAAGCGTGAACTATTTTTAGAATTACATCAAATTTTAACGGAAAATCTAAATCGAAAAATCTCTTTAAAGTCGAGCGATGCACACCTATTTTCTCAGCTAATTGTGAGCTGTTCATTTCTTTTTCTTTCATTGCTTCTTGAAAGAAAAGAGCGAACACTTTCCAATGTTCGCTCGGTTGATTTTTGTTATTCATATTATAAAGTATAATCGTTATCAGCTCCCCATTCTGCTGTATATTCCTCATTCCAAGATTTAGCAACTTCTAAGATTCTTTGTAAGTTATTTCTAAAACCTAAAAACTCGCCTCCAGTTACTCTTCTGTTACTTGTAACGCCGTGATCGCTTATTCTAACTTTCATCACTTCAGCAAAATCCTTATCTAAGAATTTAAAATAAAAGGTTTCGCCATTTGAATAACAAGAAGATGTTATAAAGTTGTGAATGTTATTTTCTTTTAAAATTTCAATAAAATCTAAAGCTTCTTTTTTAGTTTGAGTTGCTTTTTCTTTTAATCCCGAGTAATCTACTTTTTGAAATTTCATAATGCTTTGCCGTATTGTGCTGTTGCCGCCAGCGTTTAAATTAGTAATTGTTTCTGTTACAAATATAATACTTTGTTGCGTTCCTGCAACAATTAAAATGTTAAAGTTTTAATTTTAAACAAAAAAATAGTGTCGAATTCGAAACCTTTAAAAACTCCCAAGCATAAAACCAAGACCAAAAGCACTCAGACCAATTAAAACATATTCCCACCATTTTGATTTTGGTTTAATCGCTTTCTCGGCTTCGTATTGCGTTTCGAGAATGTTATAATTTTCTTGGAGTAGATTAAATTTCATTTGCTCGGTGTCGAGTGCTTCTTGCATTAAGCGTAGATGATCTTCAAGATTTGCATAGCCGGATTCTAACATCATCAACTTTTTGTTAAGTGTTAGGTTTTGCTGTTTGGTTACAATTGCATCTTTGGCCTGCTCAATCGTGATCTGGATAGTATCTTGAGAATAGCTGCTGAATGCTATCAGCATCACGCATATTGCGAATAACTTTTTCATCTTGAGTTTGTTTTTTGTCAAGGATTGACAAGTTGTTTTTCAGACTTTCTTTTTCAGCTCTCAAAATTTCGATGCTGTCGAGTATCTTTACTTTCACTTCATCAAGGCTATCGATATTAATGAAGTTAGCTTCCTTCTTTTCTTCAAGCTGCTCATCTACGATTGATTTGCTTTTTTGTAATGCCTTGTTTTCAGTTTTGATCTGAAAGATATAAGCGATAGATCCGATCAATCCAAAAATCAAAACAAGTGCGAAAATTGATGTTTTGTCTATTTTCATATCTAACTATTTTCTGTTATCCCAACGCGCTCTGGTTCCACGAATATCATAATGAACAAATGTGTTATATATGCCGACACCGCCTTGCTTCATTTCTCCTTTTGAAATTAGGTTGTAAATTATTAAAGCTATTTCTGCAGATGAATAACCTTCGATTCTAATGTCTGCAGCTTGCCCAAAAATATGTCTGCTATCTTTCACGCCACCTACTTTTGCATTATGAGTTGGTGATCTATAACCACTATTAATATGAATTGGCTTACCAATATGATCACGTAAGACTTGAAGGTTATCAGCAAGTTCTAAGATATTCTCAAATACATTCTTTGGCATCTTTGATCCGTCGTGAGAATCAAACTCTTTAATATTAAAGTTCTCTGTTATTTTCATATTCTTCATATTTTGAATTGATACTTTCCTTTATTGGCTTCTTCTTTGTCTCTTTTCCGAACCAAGAAGTTATTCGATTGATTATTCCATCTTCAATAGTTTCTGCCAACCTATCGAAGAAGCTGTAATATTTTGGCTTGTAACCATAAATCCGCTTGTGATTTTCACCGATTGAATGATACTCGTATAAGATTACCATTAGCATCACTGCAGGTATGGCAATCAAAAATGTGGTATAAAAAAACCGACTTTCAAAAACCGTCATCATTAACGAAAAAACGGTGAGAATTAGCAGAATAACGGAAACGCCAAAAAACTTCCAGAAGCTTCGCCATAGTTTTGAAGACTGAACAAAATCTTTTCGGTTCCTCAATGATGCTTCGATTTTTGAAGCTCGAAGTCCGGTCAAAAAATCACCGATAAAAACAATTCCGTACAACACGAAACTTATGAATGACAAGAATAATGGTAGGATCAAATCTCTTTGATCTACATTTCTAAATATGGTATTAAAAACTTCGGTCATTGCTATAGCTATAGGTGTTGATATGAAGATTAGCGCTCCACTTGCGTAAGAGAATGTTTTCTTGAAAAACATTAATGCTGCTAACGGTATTTGATTATTGATTGTCATTACTCTTCTATTTCAAAATTTAAAATTGGTGTAACATCATAACCGCGACCGGTAAAGTTTTCGAAAGATGCACCAACTTCATTATTCTATTTGATTTTGATTAATTAGTTCTTGCTCATACTCGTTTATTTTTGTTAAGTCATAGCCATCATAAGATAGAGTTCTCTTTACTTTTGCAATAGGTCTTCTAATAAATTCTTGCATTATGGATATTCCTTTAATACCATTTGTATTTGGCTCTTGAACGTGTAAAATTTCATTTTCATTAAAAATTACATCTATTACTCTATTATCTATTTCTTCTTGTGTCATATTACTTATTTTTATGCGTGGGATATTACGTGTCCATATTGATTTTGAAGAACATATACTTTTTCACCCTCATTGGCAGGTGTTCCATTTGAAACGCCTTGTATATAACCTTGTGGTGCTTGTTTTGTACCTGTAAATGCAAGTGAACTATGCCCCCAGCTTATATCTCGAAATCTAAGTGGGTACTCGCCACCAAAAGCGTTTGGGTCTTCTGTTATATTGGCTTCGTTGGTACAAAGGGTGTATAAAGCGTTTATAAACTCGTCAAAGCGTGCGTTGGTAGTACAAATTCTATTTGTATTTATAATTTCTTTTAAACTTACAAGATGTCTGAATTTACTCGGAATTTGACTAAAATCTAAATTTGGGATAAGGAGCATTATATATTCTAAATTATTAAAACCTTGAAAATTTGGTAAATTAACATCATTAAAGGGTTGGTCATCTCCAATATAAAACCTATTTAATTTAGTAAGGTTATCTATTTCTTCTGGAAACTCTCTTATAGGGTTGTTATGAACTCGAAAATCTTTTAAATTAATTAATTCTCCAATCTCGTTAAGTAAAATACTAATATTTGAACTATCTAAATATAAGCTTGTTAATGTATCCTTTAATTGGTTAATCTTAAAAAGATTGGAGCTAATCTTGTCGGACAAATTAAAAGTATTTCCTATGTGAAGTGTTCTTAGTGGCTTGTTGAAAAAAGCATCAGGTATTTTATTTAATTTAGTTTGTGATATTGATGCTATTTGAAGAACTTCAAGAGTTTTAATGTCAATAATAGATTCTGGAAACTCCTCTACATATCTAGAACTTGAAATACCAAATTCTTTTAATCCTCTTGCATAACCAATTTCAGAAGGTATTAATCCATACAATAGACAATGTATAGTATTAAAAACTATTATTTTACTCAAATCATCAAAAGTAAAAGTTATATTTCTTCTACCTGTATTACCGTCTTGAAATATATGATTACCTGCAAAAGTACCATAATCTGGTGTACGGCTAGTTTCTAAATTATCATATTTCCATAAAACCCCATACGTTCCATATATTGTAGGTGTTAGTGTGAAAGTTTCACTTGTACCATCACCGTAATTAACAATTACACTTTGCTCTACTTCGCTTTCAAAACGAAATATTCCCCACTCTGTTTCTCCTATAGAATTTTCAGGAAATTTATCTCCTTCATATTGAAAAGTCAAAGTGTCAACCACCTGCTTAAAATAGGTAGTACCCGACTTTATAAGGGTATCTCCGCTTTTGTAATACATTTGCCTGAATTTCTAAATAAAAATTATATACTAACCCTTTTTTCAACATCGTGCTTACTTCTCCATTCACATTTACATTGAACACTTGAGAGGTTCTATTGCTAATTGCCCCCACCACTCGGCAAGGCTGAGTAACTCTATATCCTGTGGGCATAACAAATGCAATAGCATCTCCGCTAGTTTCATCAACGGCTGAAACAAATGAGCCTGTAACAATTAATCTGTTATTTAGCTTTTTTACTTTAACGTCGCCGGCAGAAGTATTTGTGGGATCGAGAGTGCAATTAACATAACCACTATCGTATTCATCTACAAAGCCTTTAAGCCATTTACCTGTGCTTCCGTTCTCTAATTTTTGAGAAGCTTGTAATGTTTGTGGGCAAAAAACAAACTCACCTTTAATTGCATCTGGATAATCTGTATTTAACTCTGTATCTGAAGTATAAAGCGTTGTTTTTACAGCATTAGTATTAAATAAGTCTCGCGCTTCTCCTCGATATAAACCGCCTAATTGATCTACTTCTACAATAGTAGAATCGCTTCCCACAAGTTCTGGCTCGTAACCGCTGCCTTTTGAACCGATAAATACCCATCGGTTATAAGTAGATGAATATTGCAACTCAATTACACTACCTTTGCCAAAAGGAAAAGAATCTGTAGGCATTAATATTTGACTGGTCGGCGAAACGGATGAACTTTCAGAAATAATTCTAACCGTTTCTGAATTAACAACCCTTATTTGTATTCTTTTCTCATAAGTCGGGGGTGTTAATCCTGTAAGTACTGCTTGTGAATTTGAATGATCGAAAATATAAATATCACGGTTAGAATCAAGATCGGGATAGTTACCACCGCTAGAAATTACCGTTTCTATTTTAGCTTTGTTTTCTTTTTCTGCAAGCTCTTCATTGATCTGCGTAATCGAAAGATCAAAATCTTCATTGATCTCATCTTGATTATTCCCGTCTGAATTTTCAAGATTTGAAGGTCCTGCCGGTAGATCGTCTGCTGTGGCAATGATGTTTCCGTTCTCGTCCGGTTCGATGTCGTTCCAAGATTGCACGGTGCCTTCACCGCCACCGCCCGAAAACCAAACCGTAAATGGTTGCTTCGAGTTGAAATTAAAACTGTTAACAGGGATTTGACCTACTTCAAAAATATTGAAACCGTCAATAGTATCTTCGGGTGTAGAAAGTAAGTAACGTTCTTCGCCAGCTCGTAAGAATTTTACCTCAGAATTATCAAAACTTCTATGAAAGGTTTCTTTAACTCCGAAATAAAACATTTCATCATCCTGGTCGTAAATTAATGCAAAATCATCTTGTAAATGCGCTATTTGAATTGATGAATAATTTTCAAAAGACACACTTTGGTGACGATCATAATAGGAGTCGTTTGAGAGATTAATGCAGGCGTAATTATTATTCAACCACAAATAAAGAAGTCGAGTATCTTTTGCGAAATACAAAGTATCTACAACTCCAGGATTTGGGAATTGAGTTTTTGAGTTATAGCTTACAAATGCTTCGGTCCCGAAAATGAGCGTCCAGGCATTATTCTCCCATCGGTAAATTTGTTGGGGAATGTTTGAGCTATTTACGATAATTGCAAAAGCATTGTCCGGAGCAGTTGGGTAAGTGGCTTGTAAAAGTGATAAGCTACCATAATAGCCCACAAAATTTGCGTGATATAATTCGTTTTGAAGTTCATCAAGCCGGTCGGCGTGATCGTCAAAAATCTGTCCGATCTCTCCAAAATCTTCTGCAGTCGCTTCCGTCTGTCTATTTACTGACGGATTTACATTTGTTTTTTGCGCTAATTCTTGACTGGCTCTTGATGCACTCATTCTTATTAATTTTTATCGAATTTCAGTTTTGGGGTTACGTTAAAAAAGGACATCTCGACTACGCTCGATGCAGGCTGATTTTAATTCGGTTTTATTTAGAAGCTTACTGTACTTTTAGTATTGTAAACCGGGTTAATTTTCTCTGTTTCTTCTTTTAAAGCGTATTGCACGAAAACCTCTGGGTTGTCTTTAAGGTAATTCACTAACTTTCTCAAATACTCATTACCGTCTTGCTGTTTTTTAAGACTGAAGTTTTCTCGCTCCTTTTGAGTTAATCCTTGCTTGCTTTCGCCCTGAACTTCATCGGAAACAATAAATAGTCCGCTGCGATCGATGAGAAATAAACCTTCTTCAGCAACTTCTGCCAAGCAAAGCATTACTTGAGCCGATTGGCAAATTTCTAGGGCTTTGTTTTCTTCCGGAGTCGAGCCATTTTTAATTTGAAAAATGGTTTCGCTACCTAATAAGGCATTGAAATATTTATCTTCAACCTTCAATAAATGAGGTCGTAATTGCTGAAAGGTGAGACGGCTGTTATTGATGTTGTACCAACGTTGAAAGTTTTTAGTTTGCTGCGTAAATAGTTCTTTAAACTTAGTGTAGCTTTGAGTGTTTACCCATTCTTGAAAGTCGGTTTCTGAGGCTTCCATAATTTCAAGCGCTTCATCAATTGCATCAGTTCCAGATTTGAAAAGCTCTCGCTGCAAGTCTCGCACTTGCCACCATTCTGCAGGTTTAGAATTTTGGCTTTGTGAGATCATTAGTCCATTGTCACCAATGGTGATAATTGCCGTTTTACTGTAAGCTAACAAGGCGAGTTTTGTTGAAGCTTCTTCTAAAAGTTCGATAACATCTGCACGTAAACCTTCCGGAGTTTCTTCTGTAATTAAAGCTGAAAGTAATTCTCGGCTAACCGCAGGTTTTAAGTGCTTGCGTTCAGCCTGTTTGATGTAGGGTTCAAAAACATTCCAAGATGCGTTATAGCTTACCGTTGCGTGTTTTTGTACCGTTTGTATAGATTTTACGAGTGTTGCCATTACATTTCTGTTTGAGTTCCTGTTGGGTTTTTATCTAGCGTAGTAAGATTATCGACAGCAAAATCACCTTCGAGCGTTGGATCCCATCCATTATAATCTCGAATAAGCCTCCAAATATCTAAAGTGATCTCTCGTTTAGATTTGAATAATGAGTTAAGAATGCTAAAGGCTTCACGTTTGTTTGAGCCTCCTTCACCCCCAAGTTTACTGCCGGGTATTCCCGTACCCATTAAATTTGGGTCGGTCCCGATGGCGTTCATGATTTCTTGGTTTCCGGTACCGGCATCGAGTAGGCCTTTGCCATCGCCATCGTTTTTGGTTTCAAGCGGTACCACTTCAATACCTTTTACCCATTTACCTTCACGGTCTTTAAAAACGGTGGTTTGTATCGATTTTCCTGCATTTTTATTTCCTGATAAATGATCATCAATCGAATCTGTTAAGTTCTGACGAATTTCTTTTTTCTTATCGAGTTTATATTTATCCCAGTCAGATCCGTAAGTGCGTAAAAAGTATTCTTCGCTGATGTACACCATATATTTGATGTTCAGCTGATTTTTAGAGAATGCTTTTTTGTATTCGGGAATGTTATTGACCACTTCCATCCATCCATTTCGATAAGGCGAATGGTGATCGGGTTCGGGATAATAAACTTCATCCATCAACGGGTAAAAGATAGGCATCACGAATTTGTGGATCTTCTTCGATTTGCAGTAGTCTTTAATTTCTTCCGCAGAAAAATAAGAGTCCATCACCGGGACTTTTCGAACATAGGTTTTATCGTCCGGATCGGTAGACGTTTTCCAATTGTGACAGAAGTAAGCGTTTTCTATTAATCCTGATTTGGGATTGATTAATTCGAATCGCCATTTTGCAGTTGGTTGCCTTCTGACTGTGTAAATTTTATTAAAATCGTTTGACAATACGAATTCTGGATAACCAAGGTTAAAGGTTTCTAAATCGTGAATCGATTCAATCCACATTCTTTGCATTTTCGAACGTTTAAAGAATTCGGCTATTTCAGGAATTGAAGATACCGGGACAATCTGTTTTTGCTCTTTGCCATCGTCTGAAGTATCTAAACGATGTAGTTTGAATCCCTGGCCGTAATGCGTAGCTTTTAAAAAACGATAAGAAGCACCGGCAGCACCATTTTTTCGAACGGTGGCTAGAAAATTTTGAGGGTAGCGGTTATCGTCGCCCCACTTAGCAATTTTACCGCCTGAGTTCTCGCTTTTTTCTTCGGGTTTAATATAGGTATGGTCCTTCTTGCTATCTATTTGAAATGCAGCAGTGGTACCCATTCCGTAACTTAGATGCTCGTTGATGTGCTTAACGTGTGTCATTATGGTATTACGTGTTTGCCGTTGAACTCGATGATGTATTTGATGTTGATCTTTTTAATCTGGCCGTTTTCCAGTTTTATATTCCTGGTCTTATTGCTGAAGTGGTTAGGGTTCTTCTTGACGATTTCTCGCTTTTCTGAAGGCTTGAAATTTTGAAGTGCGTAAATACTGTCGGGATCGTTCCCTTTTTCATTCATCACCAATTTTGCATTCTCGTAGCGATAAAATTTACCACCTTCTTTACTGTATTTATTGAAACTTCTAACGGCAATATCAAATTTAATGGCACGGCCTTCTTTGTTTGGCGTGCGCATTTCTTCTAATACATCTTTGAGGTAGACGGTTTCTTTCATATTACGAATATGCCACGGCAATAGTCATCAAAAAAGGACAGCAAAGCGTCTGTCCTTTTTTAGCGCTCTTTAGCTATGCACTTTTACAGTAAAACCTGTGAAAATTGGCGAATAACAACGAATTAAAACTCACATCGAGCGACACGCATTTTGAAAACATTCTCGCGTATTATATGGATGATAAAACGCCAGAAGAAGTTCGTCTGGCTCGTTTATCTGAAACCGATAAAAAATTAAAGAAGCGTTGGGAAGCTGCATTCACTATGCTCTTGGAATTTAGAAGCCCTGAAGATGCAGCAAAAAAACTTCAGGAGTTATTCAAAATAAGTAAAGCTACCGCTTATAGAGATGTGCAACGCTGTGAAATGTTGTTTGGCTCTTTTAAACGGTTTGATCGGGAAGCGTGGCGATATATTTCTATTGAACGTAAACACAAACTCTATCAAAATGCATTAAAGAAGGGAGACCTCGAACTGGCATATAAAGTCGATAAAGAAATTGACAAATTACTAGGTCTTCACGAGGAAGAATCGCCTATCGACTTAGATAAAATAGCTGCTCAAGATTACAATATCATTATGAGCAATAAACAAGAACGCTTGATAAAACAAATTTTAGCAAGTGGAGGCGCTGTCAATATGAATGTTGATAATACTGTAGAGATTGATTTTGAAGAATTGAAAAATACCTCTGAAGATGGCGAAGAAGATTAGAGGTAAACGCGGGAAGATCACTTTGAACTTTGCTCAAATGGTTGCCATTATGGCCAAAGCAAAAGTCAAATTTTTAGAGTGGGGACGTGGTACCGGAAAAAGTACCATTCTCGCTTACTTTATGTTGATGATGGTAAAACATTTACCTCGTGCCACTTTTATTTTGGTTGGGAACACTTATGCTCAAGTGCTCTCGAATACCTTAAAATCTACCAAGGCAGCGCTTGAATTTTTCGGCATCTATGAAGATATAGATTATGTGGTTGGCTCAAGCCAAGGTAAACGAATGGGGTTTAAAATGCCTTACGAAAAACCAAACCATTGGAAAAATATTATTCATTTTTCTAATGGGACCGTTTTTCAATTGGTGGGATTAGACAATCCTAATAGTTCCAATGGTGGGCGTGGTATTAACTCTTCAGGGATTCTCGCAGATGAAGCTGCACTTCTTGATAATGAAAAACTTTCAATAAACGTAAAGAATACCAACCGAGCATCTAAAAGTGGTATTTATGGTGATAGCCCTTGGTTATTATCTGAAACTTATGTGAGTTCAACTCCACTAACTAAAAAAGGGAAGTGGTTTATTGATGGAGAAGAGTTGGCCAGAAAACAACCTGATAAGTATTTCTTTCACTCTGCAACGGCTCACTGGAATCTTGATAATGTACGTAGTGACTATTTCGAGTATATGCGCGACTCATATTCAAGTGAGTTGATTTACAACGCTGAGATGTTGAATAAACGTCCTAAAGAAATCGCAGACGGTTTCTACCCGCAGCTTACGGAAGATCACTACTACACGAATAAAGACAACGATTATTTAGAGAGTATTCCTTTATGTGATATTAATGGCGATCCGCTTACCAATGATGATAAGCATTTTAATTCAAAACAGGATGCTGATGTAATTAAGTCTGAGCCTTTGATTATCTCTGTAGATTGGGGTGCAAACATTAACGCAATGACCGTGCACCAACTACAAGATAATACTTGGTATGTATTGAAGGAATTCTTTGTGAAGTCTCCCAAGATCTTAGATCATTTATTTATTGAAGAGTTCCTGCCTTACTATTCAAGCCATCAAAATAGAACGGTTTATTTCTATTATGATCGCACTGGTAACAACCGTACAGCCAATAGTAAAATGACTTTTGCAGACCAAGCGAAAGAAATCATGGAAAATCACGGATGGACCGTACACAATATGACTACTGGTTTGAACCCGAGTTACATCGATAAGTTTAGACTGCTGAATATTATGTTTAAAGATGATGGGCGCAAGCAGTTGCCCAAGATTAGAATCAATAAAACAAACTGCCCTAACCTAATCGTATCGATGGAACACGCTGAAGCATACGATCGTGGTCGTGGTCTTGAGAAAGACAAACGATCTGAGCAACGCAAGGGAGTGGAGCAGGAACACGCTACCCACTTGAGTGATACCTTTGACTATCCCATCTTTGAAATGTTCTGGGATAAGTACGTTGGTAATCACGTTAAATCTGAAGACCTCCCAATCTCGACATTCTAAACCCCGTTTCATATTTCCCTTAATTTTTAAACGGCAAAAGTCATACGAGTATAGGTCACGGCGTGTTCAATGGGCGAATAAATGAAACTCTAAAAAAGTATCTTTAGGGTTAAAAAACTGAAAATCAATATTTTGATTTTTAAAATATGAGAATGGTAAAATGAAAGCTAAATATAAATCTCACCACACTTATGTCATTACCAAAATTAAACTGGGATCAGGAAATAAGAAATTTCTTGGGAACCTATTTTGAGCCTATTAGCTCACCGATCGAAGCCGACGAGGAAACTGAAAAACTTTCACTTTCTGTAGTTACTGATAGAATAAGAAGAATTTTACCGGGGCAATATATCTACGAAGAGGACGTGTACGAAGCCTTACAGGAGTTAGGTTTTAAAATTTTCAGTTATACGACACCACCTAAAATTGATGAAGAAACTGGAAAAGAGATTTTTCCGGAGAAAACGGCGTATGCCTATTTTATGAATAAAAAAACAGCCGTTCTTTAACGGCTGTTTTTTTTATTAATCTTCTCTAGAAAAGAGTTTATCTTCTGCATTAATTCCAATCCATTTACCAGATAAATCTTCAATTTCTTCTAAATCGTAAATTTCCAAAAATTCAGAATTATCACCTCTAACTCCAACCTTGGTGTCTGCGGGATATTTCTTTAAAATATTTATTATTTGGTTTGCTGTCATATCCAAATTTAAACATTTAATTTATATCCTATCTAATTTTAATATATTTGTACGTCTCACTACAATAAATTAAAAAGCATACCTACAAGAAGGCTTTGCCCTCGAGTAGCAGGTATGCTTTTAATTCTTTAAATTGTGGTGAGACGCTTTTTATTGAGCTCGAGGGTTTTTATAGAAGATCCTCTATCTTCTGCAGGTCGATTTTATTTTGGTGTAGTTTCTTTTCTGTCCGGATTATTTGCTGATTAATTTTTCTAGCTTTCAGTTTATCGGTTTCTTTTTCTACATTATCTCGCCAAGCTTCCAAGCGTTTATTCATTTTATGGATCGAAGATTTTAAACTGGCTTTCTTCAATAAAAGCTTATGCGGATCCAATGCTGAAAAATCATTTTCCGTTTTTGTGGGCAGTAACGTTTTATGCGTTTGCCAATGGTCGAGTTCTTTCCAAATGGTGGTTCTACGATCGTCTAAAGCTTCTATTTGTAACATTATCTCCAAAGCATCATCGTCGTATTTAGAATCTTCAGGAACTTCGAGTAGTGCGTAATGCAAATCGCACATATCATAGAATACATCTTTCAATAATCGAAACCTTATTTTAAGTTCCGGTGGTAGTTCACCGTATTTAATTTTCTGGAAGTAACTCTTCGCGCTATCTTCTTTTTGTTGCTTTCTGGTAAGCTCTAAATGAATAGCAGTATCGGTTTGCGGTAACTTTACCTTTTTAGGCTTGGTTTTAGTAGAAGTTGTGGTTTTTGTTAGCGGTAAATTTGCCTTTTTAAGCTTTCTTAGCTCACTAATCAATAAAGACATATTTCGATTGCTCTTGCCGCGTTTTAATTGCGTGAGCGTTCTATTTTTTGCATTTGGGGCGTTTTGGTAAAGTTCTACTCCCAAATTATAATCCATCGATGTGAACCAATCTTCTATTTTCATATTACTAAACTCAGAAGATCGAGAGCCTTTAAAAAGGACATCTCGACTACGCTCGATACAGGCAATAAAAAAGCCACTACAAAATGCAGTGGCTTTTCCCTAACTAACCAATAAAACTTATGAAAAAAAATTACGGGGTTTTTAAAGCATTCAACTTTGTCTCTTTTATTCGCTCTACAGTTTTAGTGTCGCTTAATTCAGAAAGTGTTTCCACTTCTTCTACACTTCTTGCGTTCTGAATCATCTTGGCCACATCTTCGGCTACAAACTTTTGTTTTTTTAAATAGCCGAGTGACTCTTTATTCAATTTGATCCAAGGAAATATTTTTCTCGGAAGTCGATAAATAGCTAAAGCCTTTTCATCTGAAACTTCTTTGCTAAAGGTATTTACCTTACCAACTTTCGGGATATCATATTTCCCTGGTTCGATATCAAAATACTTACTCATTGCTTAATGATTAAGTTTGAGGATCTGGCGCAGGGAATTCCTGAATGGTTCCTGCATATTCCGGAGCAGGATAGTTTTGGGTGTCCTGAAATTTAACTATTGTATTTTTGCTATCTCCCGCAGCTTGCCCAGAAGTTCCTGTAACCTCAATTAAATAAGCAGGTGAAAGTTCACTGCCTATTTGCTTCGTGTTACCACTGCGTTCTTTAACCATAATAATTAAAGGCATATTTTTATACTTTCTTAAAAATCCTGCCGTTTTTGCACCAGTTCCCTGTAACGTACCGGTAAAAGAATTATTAAAGCTAATACTTCCTTTTTCTCCACCATGAGCAGTTTCTACCAAACCACTGTCGGGGTTTATATATACTTTAAAAAAGCCCCTGTCTAATTTAAAAACATGAGCGGCATCTATAGTCGCAATGTTTTCTAAATCTGTACCCGCAGTTAAATCGGCTGGTTTTTCTATAGTATCAAAATCTGCTACAGCAGCCACATACACACCTACTTCACTAACACCAGGTGCAAGTTCTGTATTGGGGCAGTAATCTAAATTTTCTAATGGTATTGCATCTGTACAATCTGCCATATCTTAATGTTTTTGAATTAAAAAATTTGAGTTACCATATACCAACTCGGCCATCACGTCTTTGGTTTGAAGAATTTCTTCTTGCGTCATCGGTTTGCCGTCGATGTTAATGGTTTTGGGAGCACTCTTTTTAAATTCCCACTTCAATCCGCGGTCGTCTTCAAATACGCTCGCAGCTTCTTTTTCTTTAGCTGAATTTTCTTCGTCCTCTTCACTTTCTTCTGAAGTTTCATTTACTGCTTCTTCTTCAGTTTCGGTTTCAGATTCAACTTCATTTTCTTCCGAAGCTTCTTCCTGTTTAGCGATCTCAGCTTCTTTAGTTTTTATTAAAGCTTTCAGCTCTTTATTGGTAAGATCTTCGGAGTAGTTTTCTACTCCGAGATCTTTACATTTTTCTAATAATTCTGCTTTTGTCATCTAACTAGATTTTTAGATTATGGTGCAGGAGTTACACCATCAATACCGTAGTAAAGTTGGTTCTTTTCTAACTTACCTAAACCGTAAGTGGTATCTGCATAGTTTGCAACACAAACTAATTCTTCGATTAAGAAATCGTAACCTTTCCAGAATTCCATAAAAGTTTTTACTTTATAGTCTTGCTTCTGTACATCGGTAATTTTTGGCTCATCAAAAACATCGATCAATCTACGGAAGTTGTTTTCGGTAGTTCCGAAAAGATCATCAGTTTCCATATCTGGAATTGAAACAATCTCACGTTTTCCTAAACGAGTTTTTAAAACATCGCTTTGGAATTTATTTTGACCGAATTTCTCCTCGTAATCTAAAATGTAACGCTCTACGTTGTTTTCGCTCATAAAGACCTTTTTGATCTTTCTTTTTAATTTAGAAGGAATCTTTCTTTCCCAAGCCGTTACCTGATCAACAATGTTAGTATCGGTTAAGGCATTGATAGGAATTTTAAACGGAGTAGGAGTCTTCATGTCAGCATCAACCACGGCGGCTTTCATATCTGCAAGAAGTTTTACAATACCGTTCATAGAATATCCAAATTCATCTAAACGAGCAGGATCAAATACTCCATTTACACTTAACCAACCCATATTTTCGATCACTTTTGGTAAAAGTTCATTATCGATAATATATTTGGAAATCGGCATATCTTCCGGCTTCTTATCTTCTGCATATAATTCAGCAAAATAAGAGCTCAAGATTTCAGCAGGGATAATTGCAAAATTTACTTTTTGATGGTAATTCTGAAGAATTTTGTGTTTGATTCTCATTTCTCCCAACTCGTTCCACTCAGTACTAAAACCTTGCACTACATCTGTAAGCAAAGTATGCGCTTGAGGATATTTACCTTTTACCTTCGTTAAAGGTTTGGTGTGTTTGTCTAAAGGAATTTCTGCACGGTTAATCGCTGCAGAGATTAATTTAGGGTTGTTAACTAAGAATGTATTTAATTCTTTAACAACGTCGTCTATTAAAATAGTTTCTGCCATTTTATTTTACGTCTTTATAGATTGATGAATCAAGGTTTAGGTAAGCAAACTCACCTTCTTCGTCTTCCTGGGCTCCACCTGTGGTATGGGTTGCTCCCGGTTTACCATTAAGCACTTCAATTTGTGCGGTAAGTGCTGTGGCGATGTCTTCTGCAGAAGCGTCTTCTGCTAAATTTTCTACACCGGCTAAAGTGGCAGCATCACGTAAATTTTGAGTGGCTGCAGCAACTTTTGCCGTTTCTGCATCTACTGCTTTTTTACGCTCGTCTTTTTCTGTAGCCAGATTATCTTCTGCCTT